ACGCCAAAAAAAGATTACGCAGTGCCAAAAATCACAATCAAAGGAACGAATGAAGCACCAAAACCAAACGAAAGATCCGTACTAGACTATATGGGAGTGCCAACCAAAATCAAAAAGACATTTTCGATTAACGCGCTACCCGTAAGAGCGTACGTCAAAATCTGGAATGAATTTTTCAGAGATGAAAACGTAGATAACGCAGCAACGGTAAAAACAGACGATAGCAATCAAGTTTACGAATTCGGAGACGAAAACTGGGTGCAAGCAGCAGAAAACAACGCGTACGAAGGTGGAAACCTGTTACCAGTAAACAAGTTCCACGACTACTTCACAAGCTGCCTACCGTATCCTCAGCGTGGGCCGGAAGTAACGCTGCCGATAGAAGGCAACGCACCGGTAAAAATGTATGACAATGCAGAATTGACAAAACAAACAGCAAGTGCAGTTAATCTAGAACTAACTTCAAACGGCAGTTTCGAGAACTTCAGCAACGTAATGGGAGTAACCGGAAAAAATAACAACCAAATTGAATTAAAATTCATGGGCGCAGACCTAACCACGGTTACCGCAACAACCATCAACGACTTGAGAAAAGCCGTAGCAGTACAGCAGTACTATGAGGCGCTGGCACGAGGCGGCAGCCGTTACCGCGAACAGGTACAAGCACTATGGAATGTGGTAATCTCGGATAAAACCGTACAGGTGCCGGAATACCTGGGCGGTGGCAGATATCACGTCAACATCAACCAAATCGTACAGACCAGCGGGCAGCAGTCAAACAATAGCACACCAATTGGTGAAACTGGTGCAATGTCAGTAACGCCAATCAGCGAAAGCAGTTTTACCAAATCGTTTGAAGAACACGGTTTTGTAATTGGTGTATGTTGTGTACGACACAATCGAAGTTATCAGCAAGGTTTGGAACGTTTCTGGAGCAGAAGCGACAGACTTGACTACTATGTACCGCAGTTCGCAAACCTTGGCGAACAGCCTGTCAAAAAGAAAGAAATCGTGTTAACAGGCGATGCAACGGACGAAGAAGTGTTCGGGTATCAGGAAGCATGGGCAGACTATCGCATGAAGCCTAACCGAGTATCCGGCCTCATGAGAAGCAACGCAACGGGAACGCTGGACTTTTGGCACTATGCTGACAACTATAACGTCGTACCAACGTTGTCGCAAGACTGGATGGAAGAAGGCAAGATCGAAATTGCACGCACACTCGTCGTGCAGAATGAGCCGCAATTTTTCGGAGCCATCCGCGTAGCAAACAAAACCACAAGACGAATGCCGTTGTACAGTGTACCGGGTTTGTACAAACTGTAAGAAAGGAGGAAGCCCGGAGAAATCCGGGCTGTTTTTTAAATGAGTGTATTATCAGGACTCTTAACAGGACTAAACGTAGCGGGAAACGTAGCGAATACGGTTGGAACAATTGCCGGCGCGGCAAAAGACGTTGCTGGAATATTCGGCGGCTGGGGTCAAACCGGAAACAGCCAAAGTAGCGGCGGCAGTACAAGCCAGGGCGGCGGTAATTCAGAAAGCGGAAGCCATTCGGGCACAAACGTGCAACAGGTAAACGACTGGCTAAAACAAGCATACGCATACCAAGGACAAGAAGCAAAAATGCAAGGTCACTACAACAGTCAGTCAATGCTAAAACAGATGGGCTACAATACCTTACAATCAATAATGCAAGGTGTGTACAATCATATAGAAAATAGCGTAGCTATGAACTATAACAGTGCAGAAGCATTAGCAAACCGTGAATGGCAAGAGCACATGTCAAGCACAGCATATCAACGAGCCGTAGAAGATATGAAAAAAGCAGGGCTAAACCCAATCTTAGCTTTTGCAAACGGCGGGGCAAGCACACCGGGCGGCAGTGCAGGAACAATTAGCGGAGCGAGTATGGGACTTGCAAGCAGTAGCGCACTAGGAGTAAGTAGAAGCGGCGGCTTCGTACCAAACGCATACGAAAGCGAAAGCTGGAGTAAAAGCGACTGGTATAACGCATCACAAAGCTGGCAACAGATGCTCAGTAGTACGCAAATGACGCCTTATGGATTAGCAAAGGTTTTAACAAGCATCGGAAACGATACCGGAAAAGCAATAGAAAAAGCAACAAAACCACAAAGCAAAACACACAAGAGTAAAAGCGGAGTAGAACACGGCGGCGGTGGAGGTGAAATCAAAAAATGAGTTGTTACAAGCCATTAATAAGGCTGTACAACCCAGAAAACAAAGACGTAAGCGGGCGGGTGTATTCACTTGCCCGCTTTTCTGAAATGTCGGGAAAACAGCTCAAATATGAAGATTTAATGTACAGAAAAGATGTCATGCTAATACCATGCGGACAGTGTATCGGATGCAGAATCAGACAAAGGGAGGACTGGACAACACGAATAGAATTAGAAGCACGAGATTATCCAAAAGAACAAGTCTGGTTTATTACGCTAACCTATGATGACGAACACGTGCCGGGCATGATAGTAAACACAGGCGAAATCATGCGAAAAGTACAGTACGTCTGGAAGCCGGGAGAGAAGCGCCCTGAAAGCGTCCAAACTTTGCTATATACTGACGTTCAAAAGTTCTTAAAACGCCTCAGAAAGGCTTATAGGGGCAAATTACGCTATTTTGTGGCGGGAGAATACGGAGAACAGACAGCTAGACCACATTTCCATATGATACTATATGGATGGCAACCAACAGACCTAGAACACCTATACAAGATACAACACAACGGATACTTTACAAGTAAATGGCTAGCAGACCTATGGGGCATGGGTCAAATACAGATAGCACAAGCAGTACCGGAAACATATAGATATGTTGCAGGATACGTCACAAAAAAAATGTATGAAATAGACGGTCAAAAAGCAAACGCATACTACGAACTAGGGCAAACAAAACCATTCGCATGTATGAGCCTAAAGCCGGGTTTAGGCGACCACTATTACCAAGAGCACAAAGCAGAGATCTGGAGACAAGGCTATATCCAATGCACAAACGGCAAACGAGCACAAATTCCACGCTATTATGAAAAAATGATGGAAGCTGAAAACCCACAAAGATTGTGGAGAATTAAACAGAACAGACAAGCAGCGGCGATCGCAGAAAACCGACTAAAGTACGAAAACGCAGACTTTGCAGAACAGTGCAAGACAAAAGAAAGAGTGATCAAAAAGCAAATGAAGAAGAAAGGGACACTCTAACAGTGTCACCTAGCCCAGTACCTATCAAGTAAGGTACTGGGCTATTATCATCTAAGGACTCCATGTATCAGACTATTCAGTCTATCAAATAATCAAATAATCTAATTCACACGTGCGCACACGCGCGATAGCGCGCACGCGCGCACGCGCGATATAATATTAACTTGTTGTAGGAGTAGTAGTAGGCAATGTGGAAAAGTTGAAAAGTACTAAAATTTAACGTTAAAGCGTAAATAAAAAGCAAAAAAAATATGTTAAAAGTTTTGTTGAAAAATTGTTGAATTGTTGAAAGTCCGTCAAAATGGCGAAAATCATTGTGCAACATTTTGTGGAAAACCTGTTGAAACTGTTGAAACTGTTGAAAACGCGCACAGCGCTAACAATGAATGGATTAGCCGAGCTCCGCGTGCGCTCCGCACGGCAGAGCGCTAAAGCGCTATCAAAACAAAGGAGCAAAACCGGGTTGCAAAAGAAAGTTACAAATATATTACAAAACAGCAAAATCATTGAAAACCCTATTGACATATGATATAATGAAATCAGAAAAAAAAGGGGGCAATTAAAATGAAACACAACTATGAACTCAGAGAATTAAAAAGAATCGAAACGGTTGAAGTATACTTCACGGAGGTTGACGAAAATGCTTAAAAGCTATATCATGGACACAAACGCAAACGAAAAAGTAGGGCAGTACTTCAAAGTAAAAGAATTTGCTTGTCAAGACGGCAGTCAAATAGTATTCATAGACGACTACCTGTGCACCATTCTGGATATCTTACGAAATAAGCTGGGAAAACCAATCATTATCACCAGCGGATACAGAACACCATGGTGGAACACAAAATGCAATGGAGCAAAATACAGCTACCACATGCGCGGTATGGCAGCAGACATAAGGGTAAATGGAATGGGCGCAAAAGAACTTGCCAAAAAACTGGATGAAATCGTCCCGAATGGATGCGGCATTATCGTATACAAAAGTTGGGTGCACTTTGATGTGCGAGACGGAAAAAAATACAGAAAGGGGGTGTAACAATGGCACTGATCTCCATTAAGGACGTCAAGCAGGCAATCCGCATTATGATGCAGATTCTCGAAAAGCTTGACGAGATCTACCACGCACTGCACGATAGCATCAACGAAGATGGAAAGGAGTAAACCATGACAAAAAAGACATGGAACGTGCGAGACCAGCCCGAAGAAGCATTAAGAACAAAAGTAGAAAGCCTATACAAAGAAATAGAAAAAAGTTATAAGCTGCTTAAAAAATTGTCAAAGCTTGAAGATGCACAAGCAATGATGGACAATATATGGTCTATGAAAGCACTAGCAAACGACATACAGTTAGAGCTACTTAGAAGGGAGTATAACAATGGCACGACATCGTAAAACAATGAACGGCGCAAAAGACCGCCGCATGTTCAACGTAACTGCACGAAAAACTAAAGCCATCAACCTTAGCCAAAAGCCTATGCGCGGCGGCATCCGGCTGTAAAAAAAGGAGAGCAATATCATGAAGCATGAATATTTTGGCCTGTGGGATAACGTGGCGAAGTGCTACGCATGGGTAGGCGAGAGCAAGAACAATGCAACCTTTGAACGTATGTGCAACGTAATGGCAAAGGACGAAAAAACGTTCGTCGGGCAGAGCCCGCAGGACTACACGGGTTACAAGCTGGCAGAATTTAACGACGAGACCGGAGCTTTTGAAAACTGCAAGGAGAAGGTATGGGAGGGCAAACCGAATGAATAAACGATACGAAGAAGGGCGAGAGCCCTTCTTTTCTAAACCGGGAGAAAAATTCCAAAAACAATATGTCTGGACAAAGGACGAAAAAGGACAAGAAGTGCTGCAAGAAACTGCACCAATCGACATCCAGCAGGAAATTGAAAGCTATGCGGATGAATGTGATATCAAAAACATCGTCCGAAAAGCAAGTTTTGACCCGCAGTTCCTTAAAAGCTTATCCGAAGGAGCATTAAACGATACATACACGGATATCACCGAATATCCACAGAACGTTCACGAGTATCATCGCATGATTGCAACGGCACAAGCAAACATCATGAAGCTTGAAGAACTGCAAAAAAAGGCGGCAGAAGAGCCTAAAGCAGAATCTAAAGTAAAAGAGGGAGAAGAATGAATCGAAACAATGAACGGCACTTTAGCCAAATCCCGGCAATGAAAGCAAGTCGAACACGATTCAACCGTGACCAGACGATTTTAACAACGTTCGACGCCGGCAAGCTGATACCATTTTATGTTGACGAGGTATTGCCGGGTGATACCTTCAGCGTAGACACGACAGCGATCATCAGAATGACGACGCCAAAATACCCGGTAATGGACGATGCATTCATTGACTTCTATTACTTCTATTGTCCTAATAGAATTTTGTGGAACAACTTCAAACACTTCATGGGAGAAGTAGAGGAAACACCATGGACGCCAAAAAAAGATTACGCAGTGCCAAAAATCATAATCAAAGGAACGAATGAAGCACCAAAACCAAACGAAAGATCCGTACTAGACTAT